TACAATTTGGAGACAGGGATGGTTTGTATTTAACTATAACTGAAGATAAAGATATTACTGGGTTTGATAACAGAGCTGATTTTAATACAGAGCAGGGTGATTTAAATAGAAATCAAGTATATCAAAAACGTTTTAATAATGCAGAACAATTACAATTACATGTTATAGAGCTATTTGAATGGGCTGCAGAAAATATGGTAGAAGATGGCGTATTAGATTTAGCAACCCTTTTACAAAAAAGAAAAGAAAGACAAAATAAAATATTACTAGATGAGTTATCTAATGGGTATAGTAGTGTGGCAAGTCTTATGAATGATCCTAGAGGTGGTAATTATACTACAGGAGGTAAAATTTCGCTTGACAAGGGCGGAAATGTACAGTATAATAAAGGTAATTATGGACTTGTCAACAAAAAAGGCAAAGCTCCGCCATCTGCAAGGGCAGATGATGTTCCTATGACTTTAAAAGAGGGAGATTACGTACTCTCTCAGCCTGCTGTAGCCCTTTATGGTAAAGATACTATAAATCGCATGCTCTCAAGAGCTGCTACAAAAGCAGGCAAAAATTTAAAAGCTGGAGGTAAAGTTCCAGTCAATGTACACAATGGTGAATACATTATACCAAAGAATTTAACGAAATATATAGGTCCTAATGTTCTCGAAACGATGAACAACAGGGGTCTTATGTCAGTTGGTGAAAGACCCAACACTTAGTTGACAGCTACTTGCGAAAGCAACCCTGTCTCTTTAATAACTGAATGGGCTACCTTTACGGAGAAAGTAAAGCCCCCAATGAGGTAAAAATGAACGAAGAAACACTAGAAAAGGAAGAAGAAAATTTAGAACCAGCTCCATATCAAGGGGCTTACAGACAAGAGTTAGATGATCCTGATCCTGAACCGAACCCTGCCGAAGAAGAAATTCCAGAAGCAGCTACTTCCAAGGAAGAATCAAATAGCTTTGTAGAGCAGACTACCAAATCAGAACAACCTGAACATGACTACAAAAAAAGGTATGATGATTTAAAAAAACATTATGATGCTAAAATTCAAGAGCACAAATCGAAAGAAGAAGAGCTCCTAGACTTAGCAAAACAAGCATCAGGAGGCGGTACTAAGTATATACCACCTAAAACGCCTGAAGAATTAACACAATTCAAAGAGCAATATCCAGATGTTTATAATGTTATTGAGACTGTGGCTCATTCTCAAGCTGAGAATAAAACCAAAGCTCTGCAAGATGAAATTAAGGACTTACAAGGAGACCGACAACGCCTAACTAAAGAAAAGGCAGAACAGGAACTTCTTAGACTACATCCTGATTTTATGCAGATTAAAACAGATGCAGATTTTATTACTTGGCTAGAAGAACAACCACCTTCCATAGCAGATGGAGTTACTAAAAATAACACAGACGCTAAATGGGCTGCTAGAGTTTTAGATTTATATAAAGCCGATAAAGGTATTTCTCGTACATCAAAAAAGCAAGCCACTAATACTGCTGCTGACTTTGTTCCTACTAAAAAGAAGTCGGAACCAGCCAAAGGTAAGAAAGAGTGGAGTGCTGAGGAAATCAGACGGATGAAACCTCACGAATTTGAAAAGTACGAAAAGGAAATCGACTTAGCAAGAAGAGAGGGTAGAATCCGTTAATTTATTAACTTTAACTATAAGGGGATTCAATTATGGCTATCTCAACTGCCGCAGGATATACCAACCTGCCTTCAGGTAATTTCTTACCTGAAATCTATAGTCAAAAAGTTCTTAAATTCTTCCGAAAAGCTTCAGTTGTTGAGGATATTACCAACACTGACTATTTTGGAGAAATAGAAAATTTTGGCGACACTGTTAGAATCATAAAAGAACCCACTATCACAGTTTCTGCATATACTAGAGGTTCCTCTGTAAATACTCAAGACTTAGCTGACGATGAAATTCAATTAACAGTCGATAAAGCTAATGCATTTGCTTTTAAAGTAGATGACATTGAGGAAAGACAAGGACACATTAATTTTGAAACTCTAGCTACATCAGCAGGTGCCTACACACTTAAAGACACCTACGATAGTGAAGTTCTATCTAACATTCAATCACAAGTCACATCAGGCAATACGTATGGTGCTGACCACGCAACAAACTCAATCGATACTGGTTTTGACACCGATGAAGTTGATCCTGTAAACGTACTTGCTCGTCTAGGCAGACTTTTAGACGATGGGAACGTTCCTACAGACAACAGGTGGGCAGTAGCTGCTCCAAGATTCTTTGAAGAGCTACAGCAAACTAGTTCTAAACTACTTGATGCTAACTTCCTACAAGAAGGAAGCAAATCTCAAGTTAGAAATGGTTTAGTTGTTCCACAACTAGTAAATGGCTTTAGACTTTATAAGTCTAACAACATGCCTGCTGCTAGTACTTCTGACGTGCATATTGTTCTAGCTGGACACCAAGGCGGTGTTGCAACAGCTTCACAAATTGCAAAAACAGAAGTAGTGAGAGACACTGAATCTTTTGCTGATATTGTTCGTGGTCTTCATGTTTATGGTAGGAAAGTTCTTAGAACTGAATCCATAGCTCAAGCCTACGTTAAATTAGATTAAGGAGGAAGATAAATGGCTACTTTAACACAAACTGGTGCTGGAACTGGACAAGGGCACATGGCTTCTAATGCCGTACCTAAAGTTTATGTACAGTCAACTGTTATTGATGGCACATCTACCGCTTTAACTAGTGGCGATGTCTATCAAGCAATTAACGTACCAGCTAATTCCATAGTAATGAGTGCAGGGATCGATGTGATCACTGCAGGTACTGGAACTGGTACTTTGGCATTAGGCGATGGCACAGTAACTTACGTTGCTGCTGCTACTCAATCTGCAGGTCAAATGACTTCAGGTGATGCTCTTGCTGAACTCGCTGTTACTTATGCTGCAGCAGATACATTAGATGTAACTGTTGCTACTGCTAATGTTAACTCTAAAGTCCGAGTATGGGCTCTTTTAGCTGACATTGATGGTCAAGGTGACGATGAGTCTGGCGATACATATGCCTAGATAATGTCTTTGGTGGGGGGTATTAATTACCCCCTGCCTTTTACAAGGAAAAATTATGAAGAATTTATTTTTAGTTTTTATAGTTTCTGTTTTTCTAGTAGGATGTGGTAGTTCAAGAATTATGTTGAACGCTGATATTCCAGAATCACAGGCTATAACAATAGAGATTTCTACTCAAGATAACGAAACAGTAGAATAGTGATTAAAACAGTAGGAATAGAATTACTCAAATTAAGCCTATGTATTTTCATGGTGCTTTTTTTGTATTTAGGAATAGCTTCTTTTAAGCTACAAGAATACACAGTTTTTCTAAGCCTATTACCTATTAATGTTGCGATAGGGTGGTTTATATACCATAGATTAAAACATGGCTGAGTCAACTTTTATCTCAGCAGCAGCAACACCAGGAAATACAAGCAGGACAGATGTATATACTTGTCCTAGCAATTTTAAAGGGATTGTAAGATATATAAACGTAGGAAATGTCGATTCAACAGAAAAAACAGCAATGTTAGAATGGTATGACTCTTCAGCTACTACGTACTACCCTATCACAGGTTCTAAGTCTATAGACGGAGAAGGGTATATAAGTCTAACAGATACATTTTTAGTATTAGAAGCAGGTGACAAAGTAACAGTCACAGCAGGAACAGCAAGCACAGTAACAGCAATAGCAGGTGTAGAGCTGATATACAATCCTCTAACAACATAGGCAAAACATGGCTACATTTCTTACACTAGTAAATAACGTATTAACAGAATTAAATGAACCTACACTGGCTACATCCGCAGATTTAACTTCTGCATCAGCTACAGTAGGAATACAGACATCAGTAAAAGAAAATGTAAATAAATCTATAAGAGATATAGCTACTTCAGAAGTAGAGTGGTCTTATCTGTATGCTTCAGGAACACAGGCTTTAACTGCAGGTGTACAAGAGTATACAGTTACTACGGCAGCTTCTACAATAGATTGGGATAGTTTTGTTTTAGTACCTACAGAATTAACAACCAATGGTGAGTTTACAAGTAACATAACTAATTGGACTGCATCTAACTCAGGTACTGGAAGTGCTACATACTCTTCAGGTGCATTATCTTTAGCAGCAGGCTCTGGTACTAGTGCTGTATACCAAGAGCTTTCTTTAACTAGAGGTAGAACATATATGGTTTCATTTGCTATGAAAAATGCTTCTACTTCAGGAACAGCAATAAGTCCTAGTTTAGCAGTCTCAATAGGAACAAGTGCTTTAGCTACAGATGTATCTACAGGCACATATACTTCTGCAGGAGGATCAAACGATGAAGGTGATCTTAGCTATCACAGTTTTACATTTGAAGCTTCTGCTACAGCACATTATTTAACAATTAAAAACGAAACTGCATCATCTACAGTACTAGTAGATAATGTCAGTGTAAAAGAAGATGTTCATCCTAAGTCATTAAGATATTTAAATGAGGATGAATGGAGAGACAGAATAGTTGGAACAGATAAAAATCAAAACCCTGACCACTTTGCAGAACCACAACATGTATACAGAACTGTTGCTTCTAGTTCAGCACTTACGTTTGGGGTCTCGCCTGTTCCAGATAAAAGCTCTTATACTGTGGAGTTTGATTATTATACTTCCCCAACAGACTTATCTGCGTCAAGTGATACGCCTAGTATACCGACTCGTTACCACGATTTGATAGTCAAAAGAGCTGTCTATTATACATTACTTACTCGATCTGACCCACAGTTAGCTCAAGTATTTTTACAGGAATATAGTTTTGGTTTACAACGAATGAGAACAGATTTGATAAATCGTAAAAATTATATGTTTGCAGTCTAATGGCAGATATGTTGAATCCAATGGTGGTTAATTTTGGAGGAGGGTTAGTCCTTAATAAATCTCAATTTGAGATGGAACCAGGTGAAGCTATGGAATTAAGAAATTTTGAACCAGATATAGGTGGAGGATATAGACGTATATCAGGTTTTAGTAAATTTAATACTAATGCTGTAACTTCTGGAAGCACTACAGGAGCTATTCTTATGACTGCTATATATAAAGATCAAGTTATAGCAGCTAGAGGTACGGAAGTATTTAAAGTACCTACATCTAATGGTTCAGTAACACAGATAGATTCTGGTAGAACTAGTGCAGGTAGATATGACTTTGATACTTACAATATGGATGGCACAGATAAAATAATATGGGCTGATGGTGCTAACAATGCTTCTTCATATAATAATAGTTCAGTAACAGATATTAATGCTACTGGAGCACCAGCAAATCCTAAATATGTAAAAATATTTAAAAACCATGCTTTTTATGCAGGTATGTCTGCTACACCACAAAAAGTAATATTTTCTGCTCCTTATGCAGAAGGTGATTTTACTGCTTCTAGTGGTGCAGGTTCAATATCTGTAACAGGAACTATAACAGGATTAAAAGTATTTAGGGAACAACTTTATATATTTTGTGATAATGCAATATTTAGATTAGTAGGAAATAGTTTAGCAGATTTTCAAATGCAACCAGTAACAACTAATGTAGGTTGTATTGCTCCACAAAGTATACAAGAAGTAGGTGGTGATATTATTTTTCTAGCTGCAGATGGTTTAAGAACTATTGCAGGTACAGAAAAAATTGGTGATGTAGAGTTAGGAGTAATATCTAGACCTATACAAAGAAGATTTACAGAATTAAATTATAATGACGTGGCAAGTACAATAACTTCTGTAGTTATAAAAGCTAAAACACAGTATAGAGTATTTTTTTCTAATCAAGCAGCAGAAGCAGACGCAACAGGAGTTATAGCTGTATTTAAAGGAGATAGGTGGGAATACTCTGATATAAAAGGAATTAAACCTAATTGTGCAGATAGTGGATATATAAGCGATGTAGAACATGTAGTCCATGGTGGGTATGATGGGTATGTATACAAACAAGAATCAGGAAATACTTTTACAAATGCTTCTGATCAAAGTCTTAGCATGGAAGCTAGATTTAAATCAGCACATTTGACTATGGGCGACCCAGGCATACGAAAAAGATTACATAGAATTATTTTAAACTATAGACCAGAAGGTTCCTTAACTACAAATTTAGGTTTAGAATATGATTTTGGTTCTTCAGATGTTTTAAATCCTAATAGTATACCTTTTACAGAAATAGCAGATTTAGCATTATATGGTTCAGCTACTTACGGAACTTCACAATATGGTGGAGCAGAATTTATACTAGTAAGACAACCTATAACAGGTTCTGGGTTTGCAGTAGCAGTACAATTTACAGAAAAACAAAACGAGACATCTACACCCTATTCGTTGAGAGGGTTTAGTTTAGAATTTGCAGCAGCAGGTAGGAGATAATAATGGCAGTTTATTCAGCAAGACAATCAACTTATACTACAGGAGATACAGTTACAGCAGCTCATACTAATAATGAGTTTAATGCTATTTTAGCAGCTTTTCATGTATCTACTGGGCATACCCATGATGGTACTACAGCAGGCGATGGTGGACCCCTTTCAACACTATACAGCAATGCTATCAGTATGGGTACAGGTGCGGACACAGATATAGTTGTTACATTTAATGCTAACACTAGTGATGGTGTTATCACTTGGA